TCGCTTGTTGTGCTTCTCAGCATCCTCGTTATACGTTTTCTTCCAATCTTCACTCATTGTTACCCTCCTCAATGTCAGCGATACGCTGACCTAACCAACGCATGACCGGAACAGCCATGCTATTACCCATCGCCTTATAGCGACGGCTATCCGGTGCGGTCTTGCCGCGCCACGGAATATTTGTGTAGTCGTCTGGAAAACCCTGTAACCGTTCGACTTCAATCGGTGTCAATCGACGCACCATCATGTTTGAACTGAACGAGACCAATGGCACATTGTTGCCACCCGTCCCCCATCTGGATGTGACGGTCTGACACGTCTGATCTAGCTCTTTGACTCTGGAATCGTGACCGTGGTATTCGTACACGACCAAGTCCTTTGAGTCCTTGTAGTCCCGCGCCATGCAAGTCGATCCTACGCCCTTGGTTCCGTACTGACCAATTCGTTGGAAATCAAAGACCTCAGTGCCGTCTCTAGTGTTTCGGGCAAAGTCTTGCCCCGTCTCTCCGCTCTCCGCAGGATTCCTTCTGCCGCCCTTTGGCTCAAACAATATTTGTCGGATATGTTCTGGTTGTCCTGAAGCACATCCAACAAGAAAGACTCTACGTCGTCTCTGGGGGACTCCGAAGTGTTGTGCGTCAAACACACGCCATCCGAATGAATACCCGAATTCTGCCATCGCCCCTGTGATGGAACCAAAGTCCCGTCCTCCGTTGGATGACAGACAACCGGCAACGTTTTCCCAGATGAAGTACTTGGGGCGCAACTGATCAACCATTCGGCAAAAAGTGAGCGCAAGATTCCCTCTGTTATCGCTGAGTCCTCTTCTGAGTCCTGCAACGGAGAAAGACTGACAAGGTGTTCCTCCGCAAATAACATCAATTGATCCTCTTTCATAACCCCACTCCTCAAAGTTTGTCATGTCCCCATGGTTGGGGACGCTTGGATAATGTGTCCTGAGAACCTCCGACGGGAAGTCCTCAATCTCAGAAAAGAAAACTGGTTGCCAACCCAATGGCTCCCACGCCACGGAACAGGCTTCAACACCCGAACAGACTGTCGCGTATCTCATCACTTGTTTTCCGAATCGAATGCTTCAAACAACTCAACGAACTTGGTAATTACCAACCGTTCGTAGTCGTCGTAAAAATCTTCAGCCAACAATTCATAGGCACACATCTGCGGGAGACTCCGTTGAGTTAAAAACTCCCGATAGCCCTCTTCAACTTTTTCTATTGCTTCTCTCATTTCTTCCTCCAACTTTTTAAAAACCAAACCACACATGTGATCTGTAGGATGACCAGTGACCACCCGACCACGGACATGATCAAGTAGTACGTGGCCGTGTCAAAGAAGTTCATTCGATGGTGACCTCATCCACCCACTCAATGAAATCGCGTGGGTATGCTTGAACGTCTGGATGCTCTAACCATTCACGCACCATCTCGCCTAGTTGCTCGTTTGACTTTTCCTTGAGTTTTTCAATAACGGATAAAGCCTCATCAAATTTCATATCACGAGTCAACGTGCGCTCTCTGACACGCGAGGTGATGGTTTCATGTAGCCGTGGGCTAAACCAATATTCTCTAGCGTAAATCACAGTTCGTCCTCCTGTTCCTTAACCACAACTTTCATGGAACACCAATCAAAGTGCGGTTGGTGTTCGTTGATGAAATCGGTGCATTGTCCGACAATCTGATCAATCATCTGAGAATCCTCAGAAGAGCAGGACAGAAACCCCTGCCCCGCTCGCTTCGTATTAAATTCATCGATGCACTGATTTAAACTTGCATTGCAGGTTCCTACTTGCTGAACGTCGATTATGACTGTCATAGCTCTTGCTCCTGTTCTTCTTCCGTGCCGTCTGGTTGAAACTTCTTGACAAGGTGTTGCCAAAGCATTGAGTCATACCTGACCTCGTCAAAGGTCTGACGTGGCAGTTCAATGATCTCAGTGACGCTGAGAACGGCTCCGGTCTCTTCGTCCGCTTCGTAGTAAATCTCATACGACTTTTCCAACTCATGTTGATAATCCACATGATTAATATATTCAGTGCGGATCGCTTTCATTTGCTTAGTCATAACTAACCTCTACCTCTGTTTTCACAGTCACAAAATGCCAATCATAATCATCACGCTCTTCGTCGAAGTACCCGTCTTTTTTGAGGTCTTCTAAATGTTCTTCGGCCTCTTTTTCTGAGGCGTGTGAACATAGATCACGGTCACCGTCAGATTTAGTGTGAATAGAAATAACAGCGACAACGTCCCTGATTTCTATGACCTTGAACGAATACGCAAGGTTGGTTGTATCTGCCATCTTGTAACCTTCGATGAAAGCCTTGGCTTCGCCCATCGTGTCAACAGGCCAGTTGATCTCTGTTGATGGCTCCCCTGCTGATACGACTGCTGATACTTGAACCTTGTACCCTGTGTTCATGACTTTGGTTTCCATTGCTTGTCCTCCAAATGATTAATGAAATAGTGACATTACATTAGTCTAAAAAACATATCAAGTGTTTTTGTGTACTAGGATCACGGCACTCGTAACATTTGTATTAAGGGTCTTTCAGCGAGATGGAGGAAAAATATTTTTTTTTTTTTGAAATGAGGCGTTACGAGCGTTACGGATGTTACGGATTAAAATAAATTGTTGAAAATCCTGGGAAAAAAAAAGATTGAACTCGTAACGTTTTACCCTGTTTCGTAACATCCGTAACGTTTCTAGGTGCTAGAACCACGGAAACGTAAAAATGGTTTTTAACTTTTGCAGCAAAAAGCTTAGATTTTTTGATTAAAACGTTACGGATTTGTATCATTATTTGGCTAGTCAAACCCTTATAGGAGAAGTTATGACTAAAAGTGTTACGGCTGAGAGGAAGCTGACGAACCGCCAAAGAGAGTTCTGTAAACTGATAGTCGAAGGCATCTATTCAAATGCGGAGTGCGCCAGGAAAGCAGGGTTTTCTGTGAATGTGGCTCCGAAAACAGCTTCTGTTTTACTGAACGGGAAAGACTACCCTCACGTAGTAGAACACATAAAAGAACTGAGGGAGGAAAGAGAACGCCAGTACGGAGTGACACTGATTGGTCAAATGAAACGACTGTCTGAGCTATCAAAAGGTGCGGAAGATGTTGGTCAATATTCTGCGGCAATCAACGCAGAAAAAATTCGGTCAGCATTGGGTGGTCTAACTATCGACAGAAGAGAAACAGTTAATCGAATCGATGATATGACAAGAGAAGAAATTATGGGACGGTTGGCTGATCTTCAAAAACGATACCCTCATGTAGTAATCGACGGAGAATTCAAAGATGTCACGAGGACCCGAAGCGAATTTTTGGACGGCGATCCGAAAGAAACTACCGAAAAATTGTTACGCTTGGAGGTTGGAGAACAGGGTCTCAGCAGGGATGCCTGATCTTTATATCGTTTGGGAATCAATATCATTCTGGATAGAACTGAAGGTAATTAAAAGTAATAAAGTGAATTTGAGTCCACAGCAAACTGCTTGGCATATCTCACACAGTCACGCAGGAGGTCTCTCGTTCATCTTAGTTAAGCACCAAGGGTCGGGTAGCCTATATTTATTTGAGAGCCGTGAAGCGAGAACCTTGGCTTCTGAGGGGGTGTTCCATACTGAAGGTTCTAGGCTCGAGGATATTGAGTCTGTGTTCCAGGCGATCCGCGATCAAGCTGACCAAACCCTGCGACCCTGCGCCCTTTCTCATCAGGCATTTGCCCAATAAAAAACCCCTCCGAAGAGGGGTTGGTTCTCAGTTTGGAGGACTAAGAAACTGGTAGTGATTCTGCGCTCTGCGACCCTGCGTGTCAAGTCCTGCGACCCTGCGCCCTTGTATATATGTATATGATCTTGGCAGCAGAACCCTAGGGTGGGGGCCGGAGCCCCCGTGGTTGGATTAGTGAAAGCTGTAAGAGACATTCGCCACGTTCGCATCCCAACAGCTTCGGCAATCGAGGCACTTGTTACCTTGTGAACTGGCAGGACAAGCTTGGCCGAACGGGGATCGATCCTTGTGAACGGTGGAAGTATGCGCCCATTTGTTGGACGCAGCCGAATCAATTTTGGTCGCGCTCATGCGAACAATAGCATTGTTCGGCTGTTCCGTTTGCGCGAGGGCATCTTTCCAAATGGCGGGCTCTTTGGACGGTATCCAATGTTTAATCTCTGGAGTCTGTCGGCAAATCTCTAGAATGTTAGTCGCCATTTGTACGCTTTGCACGTCGCCAGAATCGAACCAACGGAAGTATCCATTGGTGCAAAACTGGCGTAATTCTTCGACCATCTTCGGTACGAATTCTAAGCTTGTCATAAAATCCATGCGTCGTTGCATGGCGTTTCTGGTGTTGGGCATACGATAGAAACCCTTGAGCGCATAGCAATCATGGCAAACTGTGCCTTCGATCTCTGCGAGTTTCGATCCTGTTTTGCATGCTCTAGCGTCCAACGATATCGCTAGACATGGCATCTTTGACGGGTGTGAAAGTATTTTAGATTTCATTGTTTTAGTCCTCCAAATAAAACTAGGTACAGTGTATCACAAAAACTAGTGTAG